CCGTGGCAATAGTCGGAGCAACAGAGCCAATTAAAGGTCCAAGTGCCTTAAGAAGATCCATTATAAAATCCTAAACGTCTTTGAACGAAGCATGGCATTAAAGCCACGAACTTTCATCTCGCCCCTCGACGGTGCCCCTGGAACAGTTACATTCTCAGTTCTGCGTAAAGGAACTTCTCCCTGTCCCTCAATGACTTGCACCATATCATCAATCTTAGGCGTTTTCGTCTTGCTGCGCTTAATTGGATAAGACATGCTATTTTCCTTACTATACTGTTAAGAATGTTGAAGGAACAAAACCATAAACAGGGGCGTTTGTTTGAGCAAAAGTGCCTAAAGAAGATATACCGCTCTGGGTGGGGCTAGCACCAGTGTTTATCACTGCGCCTGGTCTACGCCGTCCGTACTTGCGAAAATAGTCCTCATCGGAAAGGTCAGCGTCTGAAAGATCGGCAACAATTGCCCTTTGTCCTCTATTATCAGATTGGGAGCCCCCTCCGACTGCGGAATTGTCTCTAGGTACATTAGAAGATGATCGATCTGATTCTGCTCCAAGATATGATTTCTCACCGCCGCCTTTAAAAAGACCACCGATCCCACCGACTAGCCCAGTTATGGCTTCTCCAAATACATCAGTGAGGTCCTTAATATAGTAGTCAACCACCGGTCCTTGACCATAATCAACAATACGAGACTTAATCTCTCCGGGCTCAACTTTCCTACCAAGTTGTGTCTCCATGTCCCGGCGATAATATTCTTTAGGTGTAATGCCCCCGTATTCGTCTTTTAAGATCTGTTTCGAATAAGCGTCCGGAAATAATCCCGTGCGCCCTTCTTCTTCAAGTTTAGATATTTGACGCTGGGTATTAAAAAGGTTGCTAAGAAATTCAGAAAAAGTTTCTGGGTTAGCTGACGCTGCTTGCGCCGCCGCCCCCGGTACAGCAAAATCAGCTCCTGCGTCAGCAGAAGCAAACTTCGCTCCTGACGCAGAAAGGTCGGCTCGGTTAACCGCATCTATGTTAGCCTCGTCACTTCCGCCCGCAAGCATTAGCTTGAGGTTAGGGGGTGCTGTGTCAAGGGTGTATTCACTAGGGGGGCGCGGAACAGGAATTGGTACGTTTGGTACAACGGGAGATGCATTAGCCATCTTTTTCCCTGCCCAACGCGTAATATCCGCTACCGTCTTTCCACCACCAAGAATGCTTTGATTTGCCGTAATGGAACGCTTATTTACGAGACCTTCGATTGGTGTATCTGGGTTAGCGCGCAAAACCTTTATTGCATCACCTACACCCAAGAAGTGAGAGAGATAGAGTGTGTTTTCGTTCACCGGCAACCCGCGCGCTGACAAGGAATCTGCATTATCGCGTGCAAGAAAGGTCGCCATTTCAGTAGAAAGGTTAGGATCGCTACGCAACCCATACACTTCTTCTGCTGACCGTCCTATCCTTAGATCAGGGCGATGCCTATTGACCATCAGGTCCCATGTGCCTTTGGTAAATTGCGCTACCCCAGATGCTGAAGATGTCCGCGATTTAGCGAAAGGATTATTACCAGACTCGACGTTGAGAGTTTTGCCCACCGCGGCCCTAATAACCGCGTCTTCAGCCTCAGCTTGTGCAAGACCCTTTGCAGCGCTGCCCCTAGTATAAACACTAGATGGTGTTACCCTATAGTTAGCTTGGTTTTGCTTGCGGATTGCTGTTTCTACTGCTGCTTGTTGCGCGGCTTTTGTAGCCTCACGTTGGGCAGTTGTACTAGGAACTATAACAGGGGTAACTTGTTGAAAAGGAGACACAAAATTATAAGGTGGTGATGATAAGGCTTGTGTCTGCGGAAAAAGTCTAGATTGTCCATAATTTAAATTTATTGTTGGGACGCCCACATTTTGTAAGGTCATCAAAGAAGGGCCTGTAAAAAAAGGGGCTCCCATTCTAAACCCACTGCCAGGTGGAACAGGAACCGCTGGAACAACGCCCATGCTAGGTGGAACAGGAACCGCTGGAACAACGCCCGCTCTAACTTCGGCAGGAGATTGAGGACGGGCATCCGTTACATTTGATCCTCGGCCCTGATTAAATAGATCCCCACCTGTTTGTCGCGCTATAATATTTTGATTGGTGGCATCCATCCCAGAACGGGATACTGGTCCAGAGTAACCAGCATATTGATCGCGGCCACCTAAGCCATATCCAGAATTGTAACTGCCACCACCGTATTCTCTATCGGGCATTATTGTCTCCCCATACGGTTAGCGACAATGCGCTGCATTGCAGTATTGGCACGCAATTGAGCAATATCCTCATTAGACTGAATGCGCTCTTGATCGTGTTGAGCCTTTTGCATCATCCGCAGTTGCTCCAAAGCCATCCTCTGCTGGTCGTTTTGAGCCTTGTTCTGGATATCTTGCGCCTTCAACTGAAGATTTTGTTCTTGGATTTGAATCAAAGGATCTGGCCCTTGTTGAGGTGAAAGCTGGGGCAGCAGTTCGGATAACATCATTGACTCAGCTTTGGCTACCTCAACCTCCATCTCATGTGGTTGCAACATCACATTAATGCCTTGCTGCTGCATTTGCAACACAACCTGCTGCTGTGCAGCCAAGGACAGATGTTCAAGGACATGGGACAGTAAAACTCCGTACACGGCAGGCGAGGCCATCAACAACGGCAACTTCATAAACCCTACGTGAGCCTGAATATGTGCAACATGATCTTGGTCCGGAAATACCTTCAAGGGCTGACCGCCAGACGGGATAGTCAGGGCTCGGGCATTCTCTAGAACCGGGCTTTGGGGTTGGGGCTGAGGAGGAGGAGGCAGTACAAGATCAATATCAGTCACCCCCAGTGCAGAATACATCCGGCGATAAGCCTCATACAGGTTGTGCATCTGCGGGGCATTTTGGGCAAGCTGCAACTGCTGTTGAGCCAGCGTAATACGCTGGGTCATCGAAAAGACATTGGGGTCACTGACCGGAATAATGTCAATCTTGCCGTCAAAATCCTGAGCTTTGATGGAAGCATCATTGCCTTGGATCTCATACGGGTAAACAGGAGGCAAATACTCTGAAAAAATGTCCGCTAACAGCTTTAATTCTTGCTTCTGAGCGTAATGTAACCGTTTGTGAACAGCCGACATAACCCGGGAGCCACGTTCCAGAAGGGCAATCGTAGTCCCAACCGGAAGTTCCTGGTTAGATTCGCCCATTCCAAGGTCGGTCGTGCCGATAAACTTCTGGGCAGCCCCAATACAAAAGCCAAGAAGCTGAAAAAGAGTCGCTGACGGCTCTTTATAAGGCAAAGGTAAGAGGTTAGCAGACAAATCACCGCCAGGAGCGTCAACATCACGCCATTCTCCCGGTTGAATCGGGGTCTGGTCCTCTATTCTCAGCCCTCTTGCCTTAAATCCCGCAGGTAAATTCGAAAGAGTACCAGCATCAACCAACTGCCGAAGAATAGAGGTAGAGCTGCGACTGAGATTGCCCAAAAGATGAACAAGTCCAAACCCGTAAAACCCCATTCCTGACAAAAATTTGTATTGGACAAAGAAATGCCTCTTCTTTTTTAGCGGGTCGGCCTCTCTGTAGTTGCGGCGAACAGACAAAATCTGGCGAGAACCAGTCTCATAGGTCACAATATAAGGAATTTGGAGGCCTGTAACCTCCCCGTTCTCGTCCCTGTCCTCAAAACCCTCGATATCAAGATAGCAATGACACTCGTGAAGCGTATACGAACCGGGATCTTCCGGCCTTTCAAGGCCTGTCGTCCGGTCTACACGGTCCTGTATCTCGTCCCTGTCCCCCGCAGAAGGCTTTCCAAGGTCAATATCAAGATAAAAACCGTTTACTTGTAACCTCTTAAGCTCATTTGGAGAATAACTGAGCACATGAGTGACCCGTTCAGCAGTCAAAAGATCACGGGCAGCGTAAGGAACAATCAAATCCTTAGGCAAAATGTAAGGACTGGTCGCCCGGCCAAGATATTCGTCATAGTAAACCTTCTTAAAAGCCGATCCACCATACCCGACAAAATACAACATCTGATCAAAATCAGGATCGTACTCCTCCATAACATCCGTAATTTGATAATTCATGTAGGTTTTAATGCGATCCGCCTGCGCTTCTCGCTCCGGTGTCACCTTTCCGATGATCTGGGTCCGCACAGGACCACCCGCCGGCAACAGCTCCTTGTAGGATTGTGCCTGGAACTGAACAACAGCCTCGTTCAAAATAGGATGAGTTACACCCGTTGAACCCTCAAACGGCTCCGTGCGATCCTCGTAAGTAAGACCCAGCAGAACCATGCCCTGCTCGTAAATCTTCTTCCACTCTTCACGGCTGCGGTCGTCCTCGGTAATGAAATCATCAAGATCCTTAACAATCTTTGTAAGAATCTGCTTGTCCAAAACCTCGGCTAAATTTGCCCCAAAAGGAAGATCCGTCTCGGCAACGTCTATACTTTCTTGTTCCTCAATATTGTCAGAATCGCTCTCTGACTCAAGAAGGTCCTCCGAGATCTTTTTCTCAAGGAGGTCCTCT